CAAAATTTGGTGGGTTTAAAATAAGGGGATCATAATGGCAATAACTAGACTAGGACCGAATCAATCAGTAAACCTTGCAAGCAATGTTACAGGAACATTGCCTACGGCTAATGGTGGTACAGGTGCAACTAGTTTTACTGCGGGAGCTTTAAATAAAATATCTTCAGCAACAGCCAGTTCTAGTGCAAGTTTATCTTTTAATTTAACAACAGCTACCTATGATAATTTTTTACTTGTAGGTCATAGGATAAGAGCTGCTACAGATGGGGTTGAACCTTATATGTATTTTTCTGAAGATAGCGGTTCTTCTTATTTATCAACAACAATGTACTCAGGTAGAAATTTTATAGCACTAACAGGCAGTGCAACTACTGGTACTGAACGAAATGATATAAGTGGTGCAGTTCAATTAGGAACAGATTTAGGAAATGATAAAGATGGTGGTTGTCAAATTTGGTTGTATGGTATGGCAAACGCATTTACTGGTGCAAATAAATTTTGCCATTCAACATGGGTAGCAGGTCATCAAACAAATGATTACCATTGGGATACAGGTTTTATTTGTATCGGAAATAATGCAATTAACAATGTTAAAATACAAATGTCATCAGGAAATATAACATCTGGTGTATTTACTTTATATGGATTGGTAAAATAATGAGTAGACATAAATTAGTAGATGGAGTTAAAATTAATCTTACACCAGCGGAGGAAGCTGAAAGAGATTCTCAAGAACAAGCATGGTTGGCAAAAAACCCACCTTTTGCTATAGCTATGAGATCTTTAAGAAGAGATAGAAATAGACTTTTAGCAGAATCAGATTGGACAGTTTTACCAGATTCACCAATAGCTGATAAAACAGCTTGGCAAACATACAGACAAGAACTAAGAGATATAACAAACGGGTTGACAACTGTTGAACAAGTAGAGGCTGTAGAGTTTCCAACTAAACCAGGAGTGTAATAAATGCTCGGTCTTAGTGCTATATCAGAGCTACCAATTTCAAGTAGCATATTTGATCCTAACGTTTCAGTTAAC